CCGCTGCCCCAGGCGACATCGGATCCGCTGCCCGCTGCCCCAGGCGACATCCGGTGGCCGATCCTGCCCTGCCCGCTACCCGCGATCCGCCGGCCGCGCCCCCCCGCCCGCGCGCCCCGATCCGCCGGCCGCGACCCGCGCGCCGCGTGTCTAGGGGCCCCCATGGCAATTGAGGCTAAACGGTCCGTAAGCCGCTGTTTTCGCTACGTTTTCCGCGGACCGGGGGCGGGGCCGGTGGCAACGAGCGCATGGACCATGTTCGTCGCTAACAATCCTAATTTTTTTTCGTTTGAGAATTGTTTCACGTGAAACATTAACCGCGGTCCGCGACGATTGGTTTTGTGATCACAAACCGTGCCCTTCTGATATTTTTTCGTGCAAAATCTAGGTGAGGGGCGGTTTTTGGCCCGCGATCCGCGGATTTGTGATCACAAATGCTATTTGGGTCCCCTGGGCCCCCTAAAATATATATTTTTGAAACCTGTGGATGGGCTTGTTTTCGGGTGTATGGGGGGTGTATTTTAGGCATCGCATATTATCTCATAAAACAGAGGCTGTTTTGTGATCACAAAATGTGCTAGGTTGCGCAGCGGTAAAAAGGGGTTGACGTCCATGGACACAGACAACGCAAACGACAAGCTTCTGAAGCTGCAGCTTCGTCTGGCGCAGTTGGAGAAGAAGGACCGGTGCCAAGATGATTTTATGACATTTGTGAAGAATGTCTGGCCTGAATTTATCGCGGGCAACCACCATCGGATTATTGCTGACAAATTGGAGAGGGTGGCGAATGGCGAATTAAAGCGTCTGATTATCAATATGCCGCCGCGTCATACGAAATCGGAGTTTGCGAGTTTCTTGTTTCCGGCGTGGTTTATGGGAAAGTTTCCGAATAAGAAAATAATTCAGGCGACGCACACGACGGAATTGGCGGTCAGCTTTGGTCGAAAGACGAAGAACTTAATTGAGCGAGAAGATTACGCGGATGTGTTTTCTGTAAAGCTTGCGGCGGATTCGAAAGCGTCTGGTCGGTGGGACACGGACCGCGGGGGAATGTATTACGCTGTTGGTGTTGGATCGAACTTGGCGGGCCGCGGCGGGGATTTGATTATTATCGACGACCCTCATTCGGAGCAGACGCTGATGTCGAACACGGGGTTTGACGATGCTTGGGATTGGTACACGGGTGGTCCGCGACAGCGTTTGCAGCCTGGGGGCGCGATTGTTGTGGTTATGACCCGCTGGTCAGAGAAGGACTTGACGGGTCAGTTGATTCGGGCGCAGGCCCGTGATCCGTTGGCCGATCAGTGGGAGGTGGTCGAGCTTCCTGCGATCATGCCGAGCGGGAAATCGTGTTGGCCGGAGTATTGGCCGATTGGCGATTTGGAGCGGGTCAAGGCTTCGATCCCGCCGAGCAAGTGGAACGCGCAGTATCAGCAGAACCCGACGGGTGACGAGACTTCGATTTTGAAGCGCGAGTGGTGGCGTGTGTGGGAGAAGGACAAGATACCGCCTTTGGAGTATGTCATCCAGAGCTACGACACGGCGTTCTCGAAGCGGCAGACTGCGGACTATTCTGCGATCACGACGTGGGGGGTCTTTCGGATGGACGAGGGCGGGCCGCCTGGTTTGTTGCTGTTGGACGCCAAGAAGGGGCGCTGGGATTTTCCGGAGTTGAAGCGTGTGGCGTGGGAGAACTTCCAGTTTTGGGAACCGGAGACGGTGATCATCGAGGCCAAGGCTACGGGCACGCCTTTGACGCAGGAGCTGCGCAACATGGGGATTCCTGTTGTCAACTTCACGCCAAGCCGTGGGAACGACAAGGTCAGTCGGGCGCACAGCATTGCGCCTTTGTTTGAGGCGGGGATGGTGTGGGCGCCTGACGAGCAGTGGGCTTTGGATGTGATCGAGGAGTGCGCGGCGTTCCCGAACGGGGAACATGACGATTTTGTTGACAGCACCACGCAGGCGCTGATGCGGTATCGGCAGGGCAATTTTGTCAGTTTGCCGACGGACGATTGGTCCGTGGACGACGACGAGAGCCCGAGGATACGCGCGTATTATGGGTAGTTCCGTTGGCCGCGAAGCTATGGTATGGTTTGGTTTGACGAACGGCAGGGCTTTACGCAAGCCCCCGGTTCGCGGACCGCGGTCAGAAATTATCGAAACGGAGGAGAAGTGATGATGCAGCCCGAAGGCATTGGCACCTTGAACGCTACGGCGCGGGGCATGTTCCGCGGACCGCGGGGCATTGAGGGCTTTGCGCAATTTATGAGCGAGGGCGGCGAGGTCGGCGTTCCGTCGTCGACGTTGGAGCGCCTGCGTGCCAAGATTATGCAGGAGTCTGGCGTGGACCCTTACGAGATCGCGCGCCAAGAGGGCATTGATCCGGAGTTGATGCTGCGGGTCATCCAGCAGGAAAGCAGCGGCAACCCGAACGCGCAGAGCGAGAAGGGCGCTTTTGGATATATGCAGCTGATGCCCGGCACGGCGAATGATTTGGGCGTGGACCGCACTGATCCTGCGGATAACATGCGCGGCGGCGCGCGGTATTTGCGCCAGCAGCTTGACGAGTTCCACACGGTGCCTCTGGCTTTGGCGGCGTATAACGCGGGTCCCGGCAACGTGAGCAAGTATGGCGGGATTCCTCCGTTCAAGGAGACGATCAACTACGTTTCGCGGATCACGGGCACGCCGATGACGGACCCGTCTTTGGGGCAAACGCGGTCGCAAGCTGCGGCGGAATTGGGCGTTGTGCGCCCTGTTGCTCGGCCCGACCGGTCCGGCCAGCCGCCTGTTTCGCAGGACGACCAGATTTTGTCTATTCTGGGGTCTTTGGGTCAAACCATGGCCGCGCCGCAGCCACCGGCCCCCTTGCCGGAAATGCCTGGGCAGCTGGCGCCTTTGGGCGCACCTCCGGTGGAAAGCTCCCTTCGACCCATTGCGCGGCCGCAGCGCTTTATCGACCCTTTGCAAATTAACGCACCGCGCTAGTCAATTTGCCTTTTGCGTGGTAAGTTGGCACAAATCTACGGTGTCTGACCGTTAGGAGGATTTTATGGCGCGAGCCCCGACTGCTTCTTTTGTTGAGCGCGAGAACGACGATCCGAACTTGGCGCAAGCCGAGATCGACCTTGATATCGCAATGCCTGGCGCCTTAATGGCGTCACGGGTGCCTTTTGTTGAGGGCATCGACATTGTTGAAGAGGACGATGGCGGCGTCACGGTTGATTTTGACCCCCAAGCCGAAGCTGGGGACGAAGGGGACTTTGGCAGAAACCTTGCTGAAGACTTGGACAACGGCGAGCTGGGAGCCACGGCAAGCGATCTGATGGCGCAGTACGACAGCGCCAAGGAAAGCCGCGGCGACTGGGAGCAGGAATACAGCAAGGGCTTGGAGCTTTTGGGCTTCAATTACCAAGAGCGCACGCAGCCATTCAAGGGCGCAACGGGCGTCACGCACCCACTTTTGGCCGAGGCCGCCACGCAGTTCCAAGCGCAGGCGTTCAACGAGCTTTTGCCGGCGGAAGGCCCTGTCCGGACGCAGGTCATGGGCGAGCTGACCAAGGAAAAGCAGGCGCAGAGCAAGCGCGTCAAAGATTTTATGAATTATTACCTAATGAACGAGGCGGAAGAGTACACGCCCGAGTTTGATCAGATGCTATTTTACCTGCCGCTGGCGGGATCGACGTTCAAAAAGGTGTATTTTGACTCCAACCTTGATCGGGTGGTCAGCAAGTTTGTGCCTGCCGAGAACCTTGTGGTGCCTTATGACGCGTCGGACTTGGAGACGTCGCCTTTTGTTGCCCAAATTATCCGCATGCCGTGGAACGATGTCCGGAAAATGCAGGTCTCCGGATTTTATCGGGACATCCCGCTGCACGCTTCGACGGCCAAGCAGGACGACATTGCCGAGGTAGAGGACAAGATTTCGGGCACTTCGGCGTCGATGATTGATTACGACATCACGCTTCTGGAGTTCCATGTCGACCTAGACCTGCCGGGCTACGAGGATATCGGGGAAGACGGAGAAGAGACCGGCATTCGCCTGCCTTACCTTGTGACGATTTGCGAAGACACCGGCGACGTGCTGTCGATCCGCCGCAATTACCGCGAGGACGACCCCAAGCGCACCAAGATCGGCTATTTCGTGCACTACAAGTTCCTGCCCGGCTTCGGCTTCTACGGGCTGGGCCTGATCCACACCATTGGCGGTTTGTCGCGGACCGCGACGGCCGCTTTGCGGCAGTTGATTGACGCCGGAACGCTGTCGAACCTGCCTGCGGGTTTCAAGGCCCGCGGACTGCGGATCAGGGACAACGACGAGCCTCTGCAGCCGGGGGAGTTCCGCGACGTGGACAGCCCGGGCGGCGCGATCCGCGACAGTTTGATGCCTTTGCCGTTCAAGGGGCCGGATGGCACGCTGTTCCAGCTTTTGGGATTTGTGGTTCAAGCGGGCCAGCGGTTTGCCACGATCACTGATTTGAAAGTGGGCGACGGCAACCAGCAGGCTGCGGTTGGCACGACGATTGCTATGATGGAGCAGGGCGCGCGGGTGATGAGCGCTGTTCACAAGCGCATGCACTACGCAATGCGGCGGGAGTTCAAGCTTCTGGCGCGCGTGATGAAGGAATCGCTGCCGCAGGAATATCCTTATACGGTCGCTGGGGCGGATCAGACCATCATGGCGCAGGATTTTGACGATCGCGTGGACGTCATCCCTGTTTCCGACCCCAACATCTTCAGCCAGGCGCAGCGCATTGCTTTGGCACAGGCTCAGTTGCAGTTGGCGACGCAGGCGCCCGAAATGCACGATATGTACGAGGCGATGCACCGTATGTACGAGGCGCTTGGGGTGCGGGACATCGACAAGATTCTGAAGCCGCAAGAAGAGCAAGAGGCGGCGCCGAAAGACCCCGCCACCGAGAACATTGACGCTCTGAATCAAGTGCAGATGCAGGCGTTTGAGGGCCAAAATCACGACGCCCACAT